TTATTCCTCCTTATCCTGCACCCCCCGCAGATAATGGTGGCTACCCAGCTAACGTAGACATATCTAAACCCTATATTGGCAATCCACATATTGCGGCTCAAGGAGCAAAAGCTGGAGCAGTTCCCGCTAAACCAGTTGCACCTGTAATATCGCCAGCACAAACTAATAGAAATGCAGTATTTGCACAAACACAAGATACTGAGGATCAAGAAGCTGGAATGCCACAGCAACAAAATACTCCAAATTATGATGCAACAACTGAAGCAGAAGATCAAGGGTTTGGGCCAATTCAAAATAACCCACCTGGCGCTAACATGGAAGTTAGTCCTGATGATGACTACGTTAAACAGTATGCAGACTATCTAAAGCAGCGCCAAGAAGGTGTTGAGAAAAACTACCAAAACGACAAGTACATGGCACTTCTACAAGCAGGTCTTGGTATGATGGGTGGCACATCTCCATATGCTGCGGCTAATATTGGTCAAGGTGCAAGCCAAGGCGTGTCCTATATGGCTAATGCTAATAGACAACGTAGTGCTGAAGAGAATGCTATATTGTCTGGTAAGCTTGGTCTTACCCGTGCAGACTTGTATAAGAAAATGCATGAATCGCAATTAAAGCAACATGAGCAAGCTTTTAATGCGCAACAACAATACCGATATGATAATTTACGTGCTTTAGTTGGTGATAAAGAAGCTAGACGTATAATAGATCAACAAAAAGTTCAACAACAAAGTAGAGCCAATGATATAAAAGAAGCGCAAGCTAGGGCTAAAGCAGATGCGGCATTTGAAGGTTCACCTCAAGATATTGCGTTAAAGAAAGACTTAGAACGCCAAGGTGGAAAAAATTGGATGAACAATTTTGAGCTAAATGCAAGGTATCAACAAGAAAGAAGAACACATGCAATTAACAATTCTTATTTGCATTACGATGACCCATCAATAAAGTCTTCTAGCGAGTATTAACATGATCCTTGATTTACCAAAACTTGGACAGGTTAGATTTGATGATAATTTAACTTCAGATCAATTAAGTTCTGAGTTAAATCGTCTAGCTAAAAAATATGATTTCGAATTACCTAAACAGGAATTTACTACTGGCGAAGTATTAAAGCGTGGCGTTATGCGTGGCGCTAAACAGTTGGGGTCTACTCTAACTGATGTTATTCCTGCAATGGGTGCAAGTGCATTGGGCTTTAATGACTATGCCAAGCAACAAATGCAAGAAGCGCAAGATACGCAAAATGAGATAAACAAATACTACTCACCTCAGTACGGCAGTTTAAAAGATGTTAAGGGTATTAGTGACATACCTAAGTTTGTGCTTGAGAATGTCGCCGAGCAAGTGCCTAACATTGCAACATCTTTGATACCTGGGGGTATTGGGGCGGCAGTTGGTCGCCGTCTTGGTGTTGCTGCGGCTGGTCGTGCGGCTATGCCTCTTATTGAGTCAGGTGCTACTGCTTCTGAGTTAGCTCATGTGGCTGCTACTAAAGGTGCAGAGTATGCGGCACGTGGACAAAACGCAGGTATCTTTTTAGGTTCATACGCCCAGAACGCTCCTGAAGTATTCCAAAACATCTATGACAAAACAGGCGAACTAGCTCCTGGGGCCGCTGCTTTGTTTGGTGCTGGGGCTGCCGCATTAGATTCTGTGCTACCTGCACATCTAATGAAGAACCTTACTGGCCCTATGAAAATGGGCATAGTAGAAAAGGTATTGGAAAAGTCTGGCATGGACAAAGGATTGCTACGTTCTGTTGCATCCAACATGCTTGCGGCGGCGGGGGAAGAAGGCATTACCGAAGGTATGCAAGAAGCCATTAGCATTGCTGCTGAAAACTTTGTAGGTAAAAATCCTCAGATATTTGGTAGTCCTGAGTGGAACCGCATCATGGAGTCTAGTGTCCGTGGTGCAGTAGGTGGTGGTGCGTTTGGCGCAACTACTGGGGCAATTGAGCGTGGGCGTGCAGGTAGAGAGCGTGCCCAGCAATACGAGCAAGCTTTGCAAAAACGGGCAGGCCGTCAATTAACTGCGGAAGCAAATCGTCAAAGCGCAAACATAGACCAGTTTAACAATGAGCAACAACAGATGCAGTTGCCTGGTATGGAGATGGGGCCATACACAACTTTGTTGCCAGAAGGACAGTTTGCAAAACCACCTAAAGTTGTAGAGCCTAAAGAACCCAAAGGCGTGCAAGGTAGTTTGTTTGACGAGCAGGGCGCACCCACCAAGCAAGCTGAAATGACTGTGGCTAAAGCTGACAAAGCTGCGGCTAATCGTGAGCGCCTAGAACAGCAACGCCAAGCTGCTGCAACCAAAGAAGCCGCCGCAAAACTTAAAGCTGCTATTGCTGAAATTGCACCAACCAAGATTGATTTGTTGTCGTTGGCTAGACAGCCATCACCTTTAGCACAAACTATTGCACAACAAAAAGCTGAGAATGAGAATCTAGCAGCCAAGCGGGGCCCCAAGCCTGTACTGCCCACACAACAACAAGTTGCACCTGCTGCTCCAACAGTTGCACCGCAACAAGCCGCCCCTACTGCGCCAGTGCAAGAACAACCTGCGCCGCCACAAGCTGCACCTGTAGAACAACAAGCTGCTGCACCTGTGGATCAAACTACCGCAGTAGCTCCAGAGCCTACCGTAGTCCAGAAGCCTACACAGCTAACACCACAACAACTTCCCACAACCATAGACGACAATACGTTTAAGGGCCTGGGCATAGGACGTACCGCCACGTTTATTAGAAACAAGTTGATACATGGTAAGGACATCAGTAACCCGGCCGACGCCGCTGAAGTTAAGCGTGTGCTTGAAGCATATGCAGAAAAAACAACAAGTACAAAAGCACGTGAGAATGTAGAAGCATTCTTAGGTCGCCCAGAATTCCAAGGAGTTGAAGATGCTACAAGACCTGACACAACCACAACTGGAACAAGCAATGAGGTGGTTAGCGAACCCGCTGGAGGAGCCGCCGGAACAGTTGAACCAACTGAACGAGATGGAAATGTTCCTGCTGAACAGAATGCTCCAAGCGTTAATGCAGGAGAAGTCCGAAAGCCCGCTCCAATAGAAAAACCACTTAGTAAAAAGGCGCAGAACGATAAAGCAAAAGCTGAAAAAGGTGCAGAAAAAGCAAAACAAGAACACGCAGAATTTATTGAAGAGAACGATAAACGTGTGGATAACTTGCTGACTTCTAAAATTCATGAAGCTGCGGCAAATCAAAACATCGAAGCAAAATATGTAAAAATAAAATCGCATCGTGGTACAGATGTGCATAAGACATTGCGCTTGTCCGCTTTAATTAATGAGTATTTCACAATAAAAGACATTACTCAAAAAGCTCAAGAGCCATTGCAAAAAACTAAAAACGAACAAACACTTAAATCACTACAGGAAGAAATTGCAAAAAATAGTCCAGATGGGGCTGCTTTATTGGCAAATCTAGAACAGCTACCAAATAATAAGCGTGCAGAATTTATGAATAACCTAAACAAATTAGGTATTCAAGAATCAGAGCAACTAGTAAAACAAAAAGTTGAAGAAGCTCGCAAACGCAAAGAAGATGCGGAAGCAGCTATGCCTAAAAAAGAAAAGCCCGTTGCTCGTAAAGGCCGTGGCGTTTCTGCAAAGGATAGGCAAAAGGAAGCAATCCAATACATTTACGACAATTGGTTGCCCGACCCAAAGAATAAAAAAACGTTTAAAGATTTGTTAAACAAAGGGCAAATACTAGGCGCTATGGATATGGCAATAGACTCATTGCCTAACAAAATGACAAAGCTGCAACTTAAAGAAGAGTTGAAACAAATATTAGGTAAAGATATATTTTATGGCCCTGCTTATAAAGGCAAAAATTTAGATGCTACGGGTATTGACCTAGTCAAAAAAGGCAATGTCAATAATATTCTTGACCATTTAATCAAGACCATTGATAACAATGAGATCAAGCAAGTATTGCGTAGATTCAAAGCACTTGGGTTAAATCCCAAGATTGTTATTGGTGAAGTTGGTTTTGGCAAAGCTGGTTCTTATGATCCTGCTACCAACACAATTACGCTTGACCCCGAACATGGGTTAAATGAGCATACTGCAATTCATGAGATTACACATGCTGCAATATCGCACGTACTTAATAACCGTAACCATCCGCTTACTAAACAATTCTTAAAGTTTTTTGACCAAATACAAAATCAATTAGGCGCTGCCTATGGTGCGCAGGACTTGCAGGAGTTTGCTTCTGAGTTAGTAGGTAACCCCAACTTCCAAGCAGTTCTTAAAACAATCAAAGCCCCTAAGAGCGGCAACTTGTTTGAAAGAATCATGCAGTCTATTGCTGAGTTCTTTGGATTCCGTAAAGGCCAATCTGCTTATAATGCGGGTTTGAAATTTATTAATGATGCTATAGATGTTTCACGGGACGTGGAAGCAACGCCATCTGAAAAGATGTTTATGAGCACGGGACAAGCAGTTAATGATGCTTTTCGCACAGTAGGCGAAATTGGCAAAAACATGCCCAACCTTACACGAGAAGCAGTTGATAAAGCTAGAAACACATTCTCAAACATTGCGGATAAAAATAGCCCTATGTATGCAGGGCCATCCACAACTAAGTTAGCATTTGGGCTGTTGCGCCTTGATCACTTAAACACTATTTACAAGAAACAACTTCCTTCAATCCAACGATTGATAGATGCACTTGAGAAACGTAATGGTACGCAAGAGAGACGCATCAAGGAAATCAACAAAAACTACAAGCACTTCACTGATGTCTTTAAGAAACATAAAGCAGCGATGGAGCGCATGAATGACATGGCTTACGATGCTCGCTTGGCAGAAGTGGACATCCTTAATCCTAAATTCCCAACAACAAAAGAAAACTTATCAGAGTTTGCAAGACTAAGAACCATATACCATGCATTACCTACAGAAGTTCAAGACGTTTATAAGACTATACGCAAGTCATATGAAGACTCAATCAATGAGTATGAAAAAATTCTATTAGCCAACGCTACGCCATCGCTTGCTGCTCGCATCAAAGCTGAGTTCCAAACTAAACGCCGTGTGCCTGGGTATATACCATTCCTGCGCCGTGGTGATTTTTGGGTAGAGTATGCAGACCCTGCTACTGGTGAACGTGCTGCTTCAGCATTTGAGTCTATTCGTGAACGTGATAAGTTCATTAAGGATGTGCTAAAAGGTGCACAGCATAAGTCCTATCAGAATCTACAAAACGCACAGTACCAACAAGGTCTAGTCCCACCAACATCTTTCTTGGGACAGATCATGCACGGACTACAACAAAACGGTGCAAGCCAAGAGCAACTCAATAATGTGTACCAATCGTACCTAGCATTGTTCCCTGCACAGTCTTTAGTTAAACAGTTCATGAAGTCTGAAAACGTACGTGGCATGGAGCGTGACATTGTGCGTGGTTACGGCGACACCATGATCAAGTGGGCAAGAAAACTTTCTGACTCTGCATATTCTCCAGAGATAGATAAAGCTATTGATGCTATTGGTGCAGAAGCTAGCAACACCAATACTCCTGATGTATACGCCGCAGCACAGAATGTCTATGACCAACGTGGGTTTATGCACAACCCAACATATAGCGATCTAGTAAGTGGGGCAACCACACTAAGCTATATGGAATACATTGCAGGTAACGCTTCATCTGCACTGGTCAACGTGACCTCATTGCCCATGATGGTATGGCCTATATTGAGTGGCAAGTATGGGTTTGCAGGTGCTACAAGCGCCATGATGAATGCAAGCAAAATTGCTATCAACGGGCTAGACAAGAACGCACGCTATAAGAATTTGTACGAAGCTCTGATGGATCATGGTCAGCTTGAGCATACGATGGCACGTGAGGTACTGGAAGGTCGCAGACAAAGCACAAGTGAATTCACTGGGTTGAAAGCAAAGATGCTGGGTGCTTTGAGTATCCCATTTGCCGCAAGTGAAAAATACAATCGTGCCGTTACCGCCGTGGCTGCTTATGACTTAGCCAAACAAAAAGGCAAGAGCGAAGCACAAGCTATCCGTGAAGCTATTGATACTGTTAAAGATGCACATACATCAGGTATGTCCGTCACTGCGCCAAAGTGGATGCAACACCCACTAGGCAGGGTAGCATTTACATTTAAATCTTTTGCTTGGAATAGTGCATTCGTTATTGGTCGTGCGTTCCATCAAGCATTTAAAGGTGAAACTCCTGTAGTGCGTAAAGCTGCTATGCGTCAACTTATTGGTACATATGGCATGGGCATGGCATTTGCTGGTGCTAAAGGATTACCTTTTTACGGAGCAGCTTCAACTTTAGCCAGCATTATCAACGCATTGTTCGGTGACGATGATGAACCTTTTGACTTCAATGAAGAGATGCGTGATTTCTTTGGTGAGTTTGCGTACAAAGGCCCAGTTAACTATCTAACTAATTTAGAGATATCTAATCGTGTTGGTCTTGCAACCGATCTAATCTATCGTGATGACCCACGTAGCGTAGCAGATCATGGCCTAACATTAACCATCATTCAACAAGCTCTTGGCCCTGCCGCATCGTATGCAGTCAACGCAGAAAACGCCGCCAAGATGATGGCTGAAGGACATACCAAACGTGCATTTGAAGCCTTGGCTCCTAGCTTTGTGCGTAATGGTATGAAAGGGTTTAGGTACATGACTGAGGGTGCGCAGACTCTCAAGGGTGACCCAATTGAATCAGACATCAATACATACAATGGCCTGATGCAGATAGCGGGCTTTGCACCTGCTGATCTATCTAATATGTACGAAATGTCTAGCGCACGTACCCAGTTCCAAAAAGAAGTGCTGGCACGCAAGACTAAGTTGCTCAATCTTTATGACTTAGCAAGAACGGCTGGTGATACAGATTTGATGAGTAGTACCCAAGACAAGATCACTTCATTCAATGAAGCACATCCGGGTGAGCGTATTACATCAGCTACTTTGCAGAAATCTGAGACTGCACGCAAAGCCAATGAGAAAAACATGATTGACGGAATTGTTTACAACAAGAAGTTGTTGCCCGAAATCAGAGAGAAGTTTTCTGAAGATTGAAAAAAAGCCCCCGACCAGCGGGGGCTAAGTACTTCTAGGAAGTAGAGTGCAACTGACACTAAATTGTATCTTCCTTTCTCCAAACGCGCAAGCCGTAAATATTGTTCTCTATAACTTGTTTACAGATCACGCTTAACCTATGGCGCCTGGCTTCCGCTTGTACGTACCTTTGAGTTGCCCTGCGATCTAGGCAAGGGATAAAGAAGGATGTGCCTCCTTTAAACTTGTCCCATTCAATCAGTATCGGTAGATTTAGAATCTTCAGCATTTAGCAACACAGTCTCATTGAAGAAGTCTAGCTTAGTCGAATCAAAGCACAGTGCATTTACTGGGGCTTGCGTATTTGCAAGAGTACCTGCCGTCATGCGCTTTTTCTTCACGCCAAGTAATGATTTGGATTTACGATACGGGGCTAAGGACTCCTCGTAGTTCATAAAATTCTTAGCGCAATCCTCCCTATATGTGCGGTTAACAATGTAAAGATTCTTGGTATCAGGCTCATAGCGTGCAGTCAATGCACCCCTTGGCTCTTTGATCGGGCCATGCTCTAGCCCTGTGCGGTTATCCTTATTGCCGTTAATGACCAATATCTCAGAGAAGTGGCGTTGCAAGAACCCACCTAGGAAATCATCTCCGTCAAACATGTACTCACGTGTCTTGTTCCGTGTATTATTTATTAGGTCTATAGCGTAGTTAAAGACTGGTTTGATTGGTATGTCATGCAGTCCAAGGGTTTTAGCGATTGCCCCGCCTGTGATACTAAGGGATGCCATCAATGCCCAGTACCTCTCAGCGTTTTTAATATTGGCGGCTTGCTCAATACGCAACTGGACTTCTGCCAACTGTGCTTTGACCATTGGTAGTTGGGCAACCAATGCCTGTGCGTATGGTTGTATGGCATGTCCGTAGTTATCCATTAGTTTGCCAAAGTGTTGACGTGCCCATGTTGCGTCATCAAACGGATCGGGCTTAATGTTAATCTCCATTATGCGCTTCAACTCACCATCGGGAAAACCCTTAACAGATAGCAACGCATCGGCAATGACCCTGTTGGATGATGTGATCAAACCAGTTTGCCACTTGGTGTTATTCATGCGCTCTGCATTCTCATGCTGCTTGTAGCGGTTCTTGCCCCTACCTGATGTCACATCATAGGCTTGTTGCGACATTTGATCAGCGGGCATATTGGTAATCTCATCCAATGTAACCGCAAAGTTTTGCATGACTCCCATCCTGCCCATGCGTGAGTTATACGTATCCTTGGGAGAAAGCAAGAGTTCTTTTGGTCTGCCGTAGATACTGTTGATCGCTTGCAGAATAGTGGTTTTCCCTGATCCTGATTCACGACTAAACAAGTTTAGCAAAAACCCATCAAGCGCCGTAAATTTCATCAGCATAGTGCCAAAGCCCATAAAGAATGCAAAGGCTCTGTCCTCCATGCCTTCTTTGCCGTATACATTAATTGTATCTTTCCATACTTGGAAGTCGCCCTTGGCTTGGAAGAACGGCACATGCGGTAGCGTTGGGCTTGATGGCGGGCTATACACCACTTCTGTTGCACGTATCTCTCTATCGCCAACAATGATGCCTGACTCGTCTTCAATCCATCCAAATTGCTTGTATGCTTTTTCTGCTTGCGAATTCATTTGTAATTCTTCCACCCATTTAGTTACATAATACATAAGCGCATCCTGCTTTTTGCCTAATGCAGTCACACCAAATGATGCAACTGTGCTGATGAATTTCTCTTTGGATAATACGCTGGCTAGCGTCATGATGAACTCACGTACACCATCTTTTGGCAAGTGCAATCTCAGTAGCACTGTTTCACCCAATTCAGGGTCTTGCATACGCTTGACAACATAGAAGTCGTATGGGTACACAATGTCTTCTACTTCTTCACCATCTGCCGTCTTGACTCTTTGGTATATACCACCTACTTTGCCTCTAAAGAACGGATGTGGATACTTCGGTATCACAAACTCTTTTAGTTCTTTGGTCTCAGGTTCTAAGTCCATGACCTTATTGTCTTCTTCAGTAGCCTCAACAATCTCTTTGCCAATCTGAATTGGAGATGTAATCTTTAGTGTGCATCCCTCGCACCCACTTGGATTTAGTTTCTTAAACGTCTCACATGTGTAAGGCCCCTTCGTCTCGTTGGCCTTCTTCTCAGTAGTTGTTGCAGAGTAATCAGGATGCTTGTGCGATATGATATGGATTGCTTTATCCCTATCTATACACTGGTGCGCAATACTTAGCCCCGCTCTCCACAACGGCTCATCAATGTCGTGTTGGTTATCGTAGATGCCAACAATCTGTTTACAGCCTGTGCCTTCGACAGATTTAATTAGAATAGTCTTAAACCTAGATTGGCTTGCACCCATCAACGCTAGCGTCACCGCATCCATTGGGCGTTTAAACTCAGCCCTTTCTAACACAGCCAACGCATCTTCGGATGGGGGCAGTAAGTCTTTAATGTTGCTTATGGTCGGAGCAACGTGCAGTACCTCAACCAAGATTGGATTGGTTGGGTCTTTCAAATGGTAAGTCTCAGGCACTCTAAGCACCCGTGCCGCTTCCCCTGTGACTGCGGGGTCAACATCAAACTTGTGTTCTACACATAACTCTTTCAGCCTCTCAGCATGGAGCTTCCATTGCTTCCTCGGCATTGCTTCATCAAGCACCCAGTATATGTGTGCGCCAAGCCCTGACTTCACAATAGTTGGGCGAGGCAGTTTTGTTTTCTTACAAAAATCTTTTAGGGCAACAAGCCCTTCACTCAAATCTGCATAAGGCTTTCCAGGCCCGCAATCAAGATCAATGAAAAACGACTTTAGAGATATTGCGTTGTTTGTGGTACGCCCATTCTTCGGGTCACCATATTTAGCTAAAGCAAAGAAAGCATTAAAGTTATACTCAACAAAGTAGTTTGCTTTATAACTTAGTTCTTCAATACTATCTACAAACTTCTGATCAACTATATCTTTTTCATTAACTGTTGCGATCCCGAAAGCGCAGTAATACTCATCAGCTTGTAATGGGGGGAGCACAAGCCTGAGAAACTCGTTTCTCGAAATCATATCCGTCCTTGGTTCGTCTTTTAAATGAGTTGGGCAGGGATGAGACGGAGCACCCTTTTCGGTAGCTAGCCTAGCCCCCTCAAACCGTTACGCTAATTTTGTGATTAGCTTCTGCATTTTCTCTGCGTGTTTACCCGATACAACTACCTGCCCACGAAACCATGAGTAGATAGTTACACGGCTCACTCCAAAGAACTCTGCAACGTCTGTGACTGGGATGTCTCGTTCAATGCAAATTTTACCCAGTTTTACACCAAGCAAATTTTGATTGGCTTCCTTAACTTCCTGCACTGTTAGAAGTGAATACCCTTTAGGCATGATTAGTCATCCCACTCTTCAAGAATCTTTGACAAGTCTTTCTTGGGTGCTGGCTCTTCTTCCTTCTTAGCAGAGCGTTTGACTGGCTCAACGTCTTCCACTTTAGCTTCAGCCTTTGGTTCTTTAGCCTTGGGTGCTTCCACAGGGGCTTCCAATTTAGGCAATTTAATACCATCAGCCTCAGCAACAGTCATTGTAATAGCGTTCTTAGCTTCCAATGTTTTGCCTTGCTCAATCACAACTTGATGCTCATGAGTCTCAAGCACACGAACAGGTTTGAATGTAATGACAGGCGTTGCGCTATTAGTATCAAAACGCATCTCAGTTGCTACGGCCGTGACTGGTATACCTTTACTGCCTAACATCTTTGCATATGTTTGTAGAGGCCACTTCCCAGGCTCCCCCGCTCCGAAGATAGATTTAGATGGTAATGTGAGTTGCATGACATCGCCCTTGATATCATTAGCCAACACAACTGCAATACGTTGACTGAATCTGCAAGCACGGCTATCACCTTGACCTGAACCTTTGACGTTTTGATCGCAGTCTATGCAACGCTTGGCTTGTGGAATAGAAGACTTTGCATCAGGCACTTCACCATCAGCAGACCAACAATCAGGTGCAGCAGGCTCGCTACCTTCTGAGTAACTCTTCAAGTAAAAAGTTCTCGATACTTTTGGTGCGGCGGCAACGATGACAACATTCATTGAACGATCTTCATTCTTTGAAATCTCTTTGCCATTTGCCATGAGTCTCCACACACCACCTTTGATGGAGATGCGCTTCATACCCATACCACTTGTGCCACCCATTAGGGCTTTAGTGGTCTCGTCTAACTCAATCTCTTTTAAATAGTTTGGTAGTCCCAAATCTAACATGATGTCGTTGCTCATTTATAACTCCTAGCGTTTGATAATTACGATGGTTTGTGTTGTGTCCGCATTTAGACCCGGCGGAAGCACATCGGGGTTTTCAGAAAGAAATTGTGCCATGTTCGAGTTATTGATACGTTGTTGCATCAACGAAAAGGCATCGTTCTCTTTAATGAATTTGAAGAAAGATTCCCAATCACTAGTCCAGTAGTTCTTGGTTACCCTTTTAGATATAGTGCCGTAAGCAGTGCGCATTGTGGTAACGCCTTGCTCTTTGCATAACTCAAGTAGTTCCTTGGCTATGACATCTTGTTTTTCTTTTAGCTCGCTAACTTCTTTTTCAAGCTCCTTGCGTTTATCTCTAATTTTAGTATAGATTTTTGCTAATCTCTCTGCTGTTGCTTCTTCAGTTACTTCAGTCATGGTGCACTCCTTTTTGTTTGTATCTCAAATATATAGGCATTACTTTACTTTGTCAAGTATCTCCTAAAATATTTTTATATAAATCTATCAGCCTAGTATGAATGTCTACTTTTTCTGATAACATTTTGTAAACTTTTTTCTCAACGGGACTTCCCTCTAGGTGAACGACAGTACATGGGTTACGTTGCCCAGCCCTATGCACACGTGCATTAGCTTGTAGATAAGTCTCTATTGATGTGATTGGCCCCCACCATACAACAACATTAGCGGCGTGAAGTGTAACTCCATGCGCAGCGGCCTGTGGTTGAATGACAAGCACCTGTGGATTTTTTTCTGTTTGGAATTTTGAAAATATTTCTGTGCGTTTAGTTGCCGATACACCTCCATGAATTGTTTCGTTAGGGATTTGATTTTTGGTTAGTTCTTCTGCGATGATGTCGATAGCATGTTTAAATGGTGCAAAGATAATTACTTTGTGGCTTGCTTCTTCGATGACTTCGAGTAACGCACTCATGCGATTCTTTGCGTCAAACGCAACTGTTTCACCGCTATCGCTATATACTGCCCCGCATGATAGTTGCAATAATTTATTTAGATTAGCCGCCGCATTTACTGTGGTTATCTCCTCACCCGCCGCAACTGTGGTCATCTGTTTGCGTATGGCTTCGTAGTACTTCATCTGCTGTGTAGTCAAAGGTACATGCCTAGTCACGTACGTCATTTCTGGTAAATCCAAGCACTCATCTTTTGTAAAACGTATTGCAGGTTGTAGCACATCATGAAGTATTTTTTCTGATGTAGGCTTGGGTATCCACTTGAACGTGGTTATCTTCATCATGACCATGTCTCTAAACGCACCATAAAATTTAGGCACACCTGATGGGTTAATAATTTTTGCCAACCCATACGCATCAGTAGGCGACTGAGATGCAGGAGTTCCTGTAAGCATCCACACCCATGTGTCAGGCTTGATGATTGAATTAAGAACCTTAAACCTCTTGGTACTTACATTCTTATAAGCGTTAGCCTCATCAATGACAATGAGATCAAACTGTTGGCTTATGACTTCGTCTTTGATAATCTCTAACCCATCATAGTTGCATATCACAAACTCAGCTTGACTGCGCACTGCCTCAATGCGTTTTTCTTTTGAGTAACTGTGAGCGATAGCACATGTGCGATGCATTGCAAACTTAAAGAGGTCAGCCTCCCATGCAGACTGCATGATGGATAATGGACACAACACAAGAACTTTCTTGATGACACCCTTGTTCATCAAGTAGTCCACCGCCCATATCACAGACGATGTTTTACCTGTGCCTTGTTCGTTAAAACAAAATGCACGGCGATGTAACGTGAGGAAAGATGCTGTGGTCTTCTGATGGTCAAAGGGTTTATATATCCCTGTCCATTGGTAGTCCATTTCAATAGGCGATGGAACATTCTTGATACGCATGTTTTTTAATACTTGCGCCTCTTCCAACCCCCACTTCACTAGCACCTCGTTTTGCCCAACCACTTTTGATTTTGGTATCACCGCAGTTATGCGGTTAGGGTCACGTACTTTAATTAATAACGCTTTGTTGTCAATAATTTGCACTTTATTTTCTTTTCATCTTGCGTTCTTTAACGCTTATCTCCGACACTAAGTTGCCCTTTGAGTCCCGCTTGAACGAACGATTGCCAAACTCGCTTTGCACAAATGCACCTTGCTTGTTGCTACCACCCTTGTCCAATGCAAGTTTATGAGCAACATCTTTTTTGTCACCCTTTTTGACTTTGCCTTCTTTCAAAAACTTATACCGCAACTTGTTGCGTTCTTCACGATGTTTAACTTGTTCCGGTGTGTCTTCGTATTGAGCTGCCTCAGCATATTTACGGCCTGTCTTTTTAGTTGTTCCCATGATTACCTCGTTAAGGTTTAATGATATCTACCATTTTCTCAGCTTCCAAGATCAATTGCAACATCTGCAAGAAGTCGCTATTCTCAATAGCACCTTTAATGGTTAGTTTTACTCCATTAAGGCTCTCTAGTTTGTGCACATCTTGTCTATAATTTTTTGTTTTATAGTCGAATACATTTAGTGTAATTTCAGCTTGTAAATCATTACCTGATTCATTTTTTATACTAAATGTCATTTCGTTTTGGTTACCATTATTTCGGTCATTGGTGTATCGCAAATCATGGAATATACCTGCACCTTCAATGCCTGAGTCACTCAGTTTTACATCAATCATTTGTAGTACCCCTTGCCGTTATGTGCGCAATCTTTAACTGGACACCAACCTTTGCACGTAAAGTTAGGTCTTGGATTCCATACATTAAGTTCTATTGATTTTTCTAACCTGTTTGTATCCGTAATCCAGTTCTGCCAATAAATACCCGAATCTTTTACATCGTAGTCCGCTTTGACAAAGTCATTTGCAATGACGAACAGCAACCCCGCCTTGATCTTCTTGACCTGTGGGTAATGCTTGAACACGGCAAGGGACATGATCTCCAACTGCTTTGTGTCCGCATACTTGCTTGTACGACCAGTCTTGTAGTCCACCACAAAAGCACGATCATCTTGCAAGGTAATCAAGTCCACGATACCACGCCACCAAACATCTTTTGAGAAGAAACTACATGGCTCCAGGCTGCGAGTCAATCCTAGCTTATTCTCACAAAGATGTTGTCCTGTCCTCTTACGGAGTAGCTCAAGAAGCTCACGTGTAAATTCAAAGCGTTGTGGCAACGGCTTGCCATCCCTGATGAACTCTTCAGCCGCCGTATGAAACTCAGTTCCATAGTTCTTCTGATCGCTTTCAGGGTCAACCACATCTTTCTTTACACGCAAGCGGTAGTACTTGTGCGGGCACTGCTTGTACAAGTCAAGGCTCGAATACGACCACGTGTACTTAATCTTTTGCTCTTCGCTCATATTTTCTTTTCGATGTTATAGACGCAATGCCATCATCCAAGTTCTTACGATAATCCATCATTGCATCTGCTAGGTCATAAGCGGTTTGCACAGTATTAGGGCGTTGCCCTTCGTGGGAGATTAGTCCACACATTGCAAACATCGCCATTAAATCTCTCATGTGTTCATCATTCTCATCCATTCTTATTCTTTCTATTTTTACTCATGCGTTCTACTTTTTGTTGGTGCATCTTATCGTCAATGCAGATTTCTTGTGTAGTGAATCTATGTTCATTGGCGCACTCTCTTCTGCGTACTGGTGTCTTAGTGTACTTTACAATACTCCATGCACCACATTTAGGACAATTCATTTTTCTCCGATAGTGCCCGTTCAAGGCGTTTCATTAAGATGTCTATGTCCTCGCGCATCTTGGCGCAGTTGGGACATTCCTTTGTGTGATCTTTCCAACGTGGGTGTTCAAGATACTCACGTTGTCTACGCGTGATGCGTTCAAACTCTTCGTCTTCTTCAGTCATGTGTTCTTCTCCTTAATTGGCTCTAATGTTTTTGCAAGGTATGCTTCTGTTTTTTGTTTTGTTTTTCTCATGTGAATGAGCATTTTTTCAACATCTTCTATGGAATACAAACCTTCGGGTATATGAAATCTTGCCGTGTCATATGTTTTGTATTCATAACCATTGTCTTTTTTGCTCATGTGTTCTTCTCCTTGAGCTTGGCTTCTATGTCTCTGGCAAAGTCGTCCATCCATGCGCCATAAACAATTCGCCATTCATCACATATTGGCTTTAAATCTTCTTCTGTCAGTCCTACCCATTCTTTTTTGCAAAAGCCACCATAGTTAGAACATAATTCACTGCGTTCTTGTTCACTCATGTGTTCTTCTCCTTCAGCTTGGCTTCAATGGCTTGACATAGTTCGTATGACATTCCAAATGGCAACACCCCGCATTGAATAAGTTCCGCTTGTGTTAGTCCAACCCATTCACG